GTCTAATAGCTGCATCTAATTCTGTTTTGCTACCTGCTCCTCTTATTAATTCATAAGAAGACATATAGGTTTCAAGTACACCTGAAGCAAAGTTAATTTCATTTGTAGTAGGAGCAGCAAGTAAAGCGTTAATTCCTATCTCATTAAAAATCGGTACAAACTTACCTCCTTTAGATAAACCAGAATCAATGATTCTGTCAAATAAGCCTGTTTCATATAAAGCAGTAAACTTTTCTGGATCTCTATCTGCTCTTTGAATGGTATTAGTCAGCTTATTTAGACTGGTGTAATCGCCAGTTTCCTTTCCTTTTTCAGCAGCCTTTAGAAGCTTTGCTTTTAACTCTTCCAAAGGTAAACCTTGATCTGCTGAACTAATTCCTATACTGGATTTCTCAAGATTTCTAAGCTTATATTTCTCAGCTGGATTCATCTTTGCATACGCTTCAGGAGTAACTCCTTGCGTTTTTATCTGCATAGATCTAAGACCACGCCCCTGCTCAGTTCTTAGGGGAACACCAAGACGTAACCATTCATCTATTTCTCCAATAGATTCAACAAGTTCATTAATATTTTGTTCTATTAGTGCAGGATCTCTAGAAACATTTACTGCATCAATTAGTTTTTGATTTACTTCAGTTGCTTTATTAGTTGATATTGTTACTGCTTCAGCTAACGCATAATTAAGTTCATCTGTAGGAACTAGACCATATATCTTTGCATACATTTGAGCATGACTTTTAATTTTATTTCCATCAGCCAACATCTTGATACCACCGTCAATAGTATCTGCTGTTGTTTTTACTTGAGAGAAAGCACCTTCATCTTTTAACTGCTTAATTCGTTTAACAATAAAGTTAAATTGTCTTTGTTGATGTTTAATTTCTTTGGTATCAACAGCATTAGTAACTTGATCAGGATTGATCTGATGAGGAGTTGTATCTGTACCTGCTAATGGTCCATCTCCTTGAGAGATAGGAGGTTTTCTAGGAGGCACTGCTCCACCACCACCTACATCTACTTTGTTTATATTTAATTGGTCTTTAGGATCCCAAGGGTTCTTCACCCACTCTTCAAATGTTGGTTCTTTAACTGTTAAAACAGCGTAAGAATCTTTGCTTGGTTTTGCTGGTTGATTTGTTTCTATATCAAGCCATTCAATATCAGAATCATTTTTAAACCATCTTGCATATATAGATCTTTTCTTTTCCGTAGATCCAAAAAGTTCATACTTCCCTGGAGGAAGAACCTTTCTAGTTTTTTCAAAACTATTTTTTAAAAGACTTACTTTCTTTTGAGTAGATAAATTTGAAAATTCTTTTTTTGTTAATCCAAATTCTTTTAATTCTATATCCCCAAGATCTTCTATTGCTTTAACATTTATACTAGGAATTAGTGAAGGATCTTCACGAATCCTTTCAACAACTACAGGACCATCTATATAAAGATCATTTGTTCCTTCTTTAAATAGACGCAAATCAATAGCTTTATCTTGTGATAGTTCTGCTACTTCTTGTACTGGCTGATCAAATTGTGCTCTAATTTCATTAGCACCTTTCTTTGATTCAGTAACTTGATCAAAGTGTTTTTTAGTTACCCATCTACCGTCATATCCTCTAACTTTCTTTGCATCAGTTGGATGAGGTGTACCAGGCAAAATCTTTTGTCTTCCTGTTTTTTTTGTAGCATCTTGAAGTACTTCTTGTGTTTCTCTTAAAGCTCTAGCATCTGATTGAGCTACGTTCTTTAAATTTTCTCTTAACCGTTCAGATATTTTCTTTGGTGCTGTAGCTAGTTGTTTGGTTAATGAATCTCTTTCATTACCTATATTTATTTTTCTTTGTACCAACTCTGTAAATTCTTCTTGTTTTCCAAGCTTTGCTGCATCTTCAAAGTTTGGCCCAATTTGACCTAATTCTTTATTTATCGTTGCTACTTCTATATCAAAATCTGCTAAACGATCTGTTATTTGATTTTTAGTTAAAGGAACATCAGGAATTATTTCATCACCAAGGTTATCAATATCATCGCTTGCAGCATAAACTTCATCAGCAGTATCTTCTAGTAATTTATGTATTAGATTTTTATCTTTCTTTGTAATTAGTTTGTCTATTTCTGCTGCTGACTTACCACTAAATCTTTTATTTAATGAACCAACTAAATCTATTGATCCTTTAAAGCCAGTACCAAATGCAGTACCAAATGCTGTTGCTGTACCAAGCTCACCTGCTGATGGTAATCGTTGTTCATCAATAGCTGTTCTTACTGTTGTTTCTCCTCCAGCTGTAACAGCACCTTGAAGACCTGCACCAGCAAAACCTTTAACACCTTTACCAGTAGATCCAAATGGGATCATCTGAAATAGACCAGCTGCTATTGCTTCTCCATAACTAAATTTGTCTCCTCTTATCTTTTGTGCAGCGACATTAGAAGCATATCCGGAACCAAAGTTAATAACTCCATAAGCAGCAATCCCTGGAGGGCCACCCATCAATAAAGGAGCAGTTGCATAATCTGTTGTTATTCCTGCTCCTATCTCAAGACCTAAGCCACCTGCTTGTCTAAAAGCTTGTTCGGAAATACTTGGTTCTTTTACATAAGCATCTTCTTCATCATTCAAATAAAAGTTATTGATGACATCTGATTTAGATTTACCTGTTATTAGTTCATCTCTTCTTAAGACAGGTGTTGGCGGACCATCAGGAACAGTGCTCTCTTCCTTTTTCATCATTAAATTTGAATCAGTCATAACTAATTAGTTTTAGGTAAGAATGTTTTGTAAGATCCGTCTGTGTAAGCTCCCCAAGCTTCATATCCTTGTCTATCAAACATGATCTTAGCTGCTCTTGCATTTGTAAGGGGATTATATAATTCCTGAGCTTTTTTAATATTAAACAATGGGAATCGTTCTGCTTGGTAATCCTTAATTACATTTAACTGCCATAACCCTAGTGAAAATTCCTTCTCCATTTTAGGATCTAGTCCAGAAGCAACAGTATCTATTTGAGCATCACCACCTGATTCAGCTAAAGCAATAGCAGCCATTATCCTTGCTTGTTCAGGAGTAAAACCTACTTCTTGTGCAAGCCTGTAGAGATGGTCATATTTAAAAGGTTCAGTAATATTAATTTCATCTAAAACACTTGGATTTTTAAGATCAGATTCAGGTACTACTGCATCTCCTATTGTGTTGACAATTGTATTAATTGGCATCATTAATTCTTGACCAATATTTATAAAATCAGCATCAGTAATGTTATTAGCATCCATGATCTCTTTAACTGATGTTTTAAATTGATCTGCTAGTCCAGATAACGTGTCACCTGCTTTTACTTTGTAAGAAGTTATTTTATCTTCTAAATTTCCTGCTGTTACAGACCCCATCAAAGCATTTAAAACAGAATCAATAACACCTGTTGCAGATTCGTTTTCTCCTAGATTTTCTTTTACGTTGTTTAATTGACTGACTAATTCATCCTTATCTTCTTTTTTAAAGAAAGGGAGAGCATCACGCATCATTTCACCCCAAGTCTTGTCTTTGTTTTCTTCTTCTACTGTTTCTTCAACCACCCCTTCTTCTCCTCCAATAGTTGTTTCTATTCCTTCGTCATAAATCTCAGTTGCGGTTTTTTCGCTAAACCCATAATCTTCAATAATTCCTTGAATTGTTTCTTCTCTTATTTGTTTTTCTTGTTTTTGCTCATTAGTTAATAAACTATCTTTGAATTTATAGTTATCTCCAATAATTGCCTCTGCTTCTTGACGATATTCTGCTCTAATTTCTCTATATCTTTGTTCTCTTTCTCTTGGAGTAAGTGTAGGAACAAGATCAATTTCGTCCATAATTCGATTATTAATATATGTTTTTAAATCTAAGTAAGCTTTTTGTTCTTTCTCTTGGTCTTTCTGCCACTGGTAATTGCCTTCTCCACTAGCACCTAGTAATACTCTTATCTCTCTGTGCATGTCTTTAATTCTGTTGTTAAAATTCCCTAAATTCTTAGGGATAAAAGATCTGGCAATTCCTGCTGATTCTTTGTAGCGTTTTTCATCTTCTTCTGTAAAAGTTGGGCCTATCATTTTCTTTATATCGTCTAAATCACTAAGCATCCTGACCCGATCATTACCGTAATAACCTATGCCTACTTTGTAGTTAAAGGAGTTAAATAATTCATCTCTACTATCAGCTTGCTCTTCAATTACTTCATATAAAAATTCTCGTCTATGTGGAAATTTCTTTTTTAAATCTGCTGCAATAGAGAAGCTATTTGGATTTTCTGTAATAGCGTTAATAATTTCGTCTTCTTCTTCTTTTGTAATTCTTGCAATTTCCCTGTTTTGTAATTTGTCTACCCTATCTCCAAGCTCTACTTTGAACTTAAGCATGTCTTCTCCAAAAGCTTCTGCTATTACTCTTTGCTTAAAAGTCCCATCTTTTTGCTTTTCTTTAGGACCATGCTTTAACTGACCTACCATCTCAAGGTATTTCATGGCAGCGTTATAACCAGATTGTCCTTGAGGATCAGCTTGTTGATGAATTTCAAATATTCTTGAAGCTTGGTTTTTAGCAACATTAATAATGGTCTTTGCGGAAACAGCATCAGCAAGTCCAAGATTGACTGTTTCTTCTATATATTCTTGAATACCTTCAAGTGCTAAGTCTTTATTTCCTTGCTCATATTGTGTCCAGCTAGAAAATAATCTTCCTGATAATTTGTTTTTATGTCTTTCAACTTTATATTCATTGTGTTGTTTAATATGACTTGCAGTAATTTCTTGAATAGCCTTTTGCTGATAAGGAAAGAAATACTGAGCAAGATATTTATTAGAAATTCCTTGAGTTTTTTCAGCAGTTAAAGCAGCAGCATCTTGTAAATATTCTTGGTACTGTGGTGAATTACCAGAGAAGTGATGAATAGGTTTCTGTGTAACTGTTCCATCTGCAAGAGTAAAATCAAAAGTTTTATTTTGATAGAGATTTGCTAAAGCAGGTGTAAGTGATTGACCAAGATCTTGTGCTTGTAATTTTTCAAATTGATTTTGTGTAAAAATACTTCCACCAATTAACTGATTAGCTGCATCATCTCCATATTTAGCTCTGTGTTTTTTGATAACACCTTTAAAACCTTGTTGTGCTACTTGCATTGTTATATCTGCTTTTTCATCTGCTATTTCTTCTTTAATTCGATAGTCAAAATATTTGTTTAGAGAAGGGTTAACAACCTGAAGAGCATTAACTAACTGATCAAACCCAGTAGTAGGAGCAACTGTACTAGGAGAAACAAAAGTATCTACTGGAGATGCTTGTGGTCTGAAACTGTTAGTCATAAGATTGCTAAAGCTTTATAAGTTGTGTAATCAGAAAGGCCTGTATTAGCAACGTTAGCGATAGTTCCTAATAAAGAAGGAGCATTAGCAGCTGCTTGATTTCTTATATCTATAGCTTGATTAGTTCTTTCTTCTCTTTGTGCTTCTAATCCTTTTAAGCTCCTTCTATATTGCTGGTCAGCTGATTGAATCGTCTGGGTTAAAGAATTTCTCCAATTACCTGCTTCTCTTTCTGCATCAGCTAATAATAAATCAACAGTTAAACCTGCTCTTTCTGTAGCTCTAATTGCTCCTTCGGCTTGAAGAGTTTGCTTTGCTGCTTTAAATTTTTCTTGTTCTGCTGCTTGTTTTTCTTCTCTTAGTCTTGCATTTAAACCTTCTTGTTGATCTATAAACGCTTGGTTAGCTGATTCAGCTGCTCTTCGTGCTGCTTCATATTGATAGTTTGCTACCTTCTGCTGTTGCACATATTGAAGACCAGAAGTAAGACCAGTTATTGCTAATTTACTCCAAAACTGATTCCCTACTGCTGAACCAAGACCAAGAAGTCCTCCACCCGTAGCAGGTGCGGCAATTGTTGCTGCAGGAATAGCAGCGGTAGCAGCAGAAGCAAACGGTATTGAACTTGCTCCTAAACCCAATGCACCTGTACCAGCACTTAGTGCAGTAGCAGTAGCAGGAGCAGCAGCAAAAACGCACATTTAAACGATCCTCACAAATTCAAAAAAGGGTTTCTTCATATGACCGTATTCAGGAATGAACTTAACGAAGGTAAAGCCTAATGTCTTTAACCATTTAATAGCAGAACGATTCTCTGCATATACGCAATTATATAAGACATTCTCCTTTTGCAAAAGATTATCTATCCACTTTCTTCCTTCTCTTATTAATTGAATCTTATATTTTCTTGTACTAAATAATTCTTCTGTAGCAACCATCCATATAACACCGTTAACAACAACTCCACATAAACCCATTGGCTGATCATTATCACCAGCAATTGTTAGTACTTTTTTAGATGATAAATATGTCCTTCTAACTGCTTCTTCTGGTTGTTCTCCTGTTTGATAATAAGCTTCAACTTTATCCAAAACTCTTAAGTTATCAATGACATGGTTTAAATCAGAAACGGTAGATTTCCTTAGATGTGCCATTAAATCCTTCTAGATCTCATATGGAACATAGCCTCATATTCAGCACTAGCTAACTGTGTAGGTAAAAAAGTATTGTTTTTAATATCAATATTGACTCTATCAGCTTTACTCATTACAGGTACTCTGAACATTCCTGTAGCTAAATTAATAGAACCAATCGTACTGGAAGAAGCACCAAGTACATTTCCACTAAACGTATGTGTACTTGTATCTCTATGGTCAGGTGTTACTTCTACTTTAAAGAAACCTGTATCCTCATACTTAATATAAAAATGATGTAGCTGGAGTCTTCCACTAATTAATTCACTACCAGCACCTTCTCCCTGAGTTAATCGCTGCTGACTAAATCTATAGTGCATTTCAAATGGTTCACCAACAATAAACTTACTGTTAGTAAAATTACCTGTAGCAGTAATAGTAGTAGTAGATCCGTCTGATGTATTGGTAGTTTGTAGAACTTGACCAGGCTTTAAGTTAACTGTTGCTCCTTGAGCATTTACATAAGTACTTGTTTCTCCTGAACCTAAATATCTACCAACAATATTCATCTCTCCATTTAATCTATAAGGAAGAGTAAATGTAGTTAGACCAGTAGAACTGCTATAACTTTTAGAAACACCTGTAGTTGCTTCCGTTACTTTATGATCTAAATGATATTCAAAAGTAGCATTAGTTTCTTTATAATCAGCTTCAAATGGAATCTTTTCTAATGTTGTACCGTTAGCTTCTTCAACTACTAAATATAAATCAGTGTCAATAAAATCTATATTTCTAATTGACTTTGCAGAATTAAATGTATAAGTACACCAGGAATTTAATACCTTTTCAAAGTTATTTCCATACAGCCAGCGATTGACATAAAGTTTGTTTGGACTATCTGCTCCTAGTAAGACTAGTATATTTTCATTAGTAGAAACTGCCATTTTAAATATACCATTTTCTATATATCTAGGCACATGGACTGTAGTATCAGCAGCATCTTTAATATTAACATCTTCTTGGGTTATATATTCTCTAACACCAGAAAATGATCCTTTTTTAGTTAAGAAATAGATACTAGATCCAGCTCCTACAGGGGTTGCTGCTGTATTGTTTTCAAATTCAGTTGCAACAGTAACGTTAGCTGTCTTAGGTGTTAAAGCTTCTGCAATAGAACTTTCTAGTATAAATTGTGTTTGATCAGAGAATAGAATTAACTGTTCTCCCATCGTTACTGCATGTTTTAAAATAGATACTTTTGTATGACTGGCTGCAATATCTATAGGATCACTATCAATAATAGTAGTTACAGTTTCTGGGTAGAAATCAAAGAACTCAGATACCCTTGACATGCAAACATTATCTTCAGCAAGAAAGCCTAATCTGTTTCTAAAGAAGAATACATTATTTATTTTTGTATCAACTAATGTTGGGTTAGGTGCAGTATCTTCATCTCCTACAGTTCGTTCTCCCCATTTAGGTAATTTATAATCTACGCTGCTAATTGTATAAGTATCACCATCTGCTCTAGCAAGCCTAAAATTACCATCTGCTTGTCTTAACAGAATATGAGGCATTTTATCGTAATTAAATTTATAAGTAATACCTGCTTTTAAAGATTCCTCCCACTGTCCTTCTTCAAATGTTCCTCCATTATTAGTGACAAACTTAACGTAATAATTATCAAAGTTAGTTGTATCATCTCCTTTTACTTCTACAACAAAATTATTAGGTGCAGTTGTTGGTAGATCAGTAAAAGTTTGAACAGAATTTTTTACTAAAGTTATTTGTGAGTTACCTTGAGAATCAGTAGCATCGATTGAAAAATTAGAGCCATCATTTTTTCTTATCCATAAGACAGGTCCATTTTGAGTAACAGTAAAACCAGATAAGCCACCATCTAAATCACTTTTTAAATCTGCTGCTATTGTTGATGTTTTTAAGTTACTTGTACCTGTGTTATAAGTAGCAGTTGTACTATCTACTGTTACTGAATAGTCAGTATCTGCCGTTACCTGATTAACAAAAACAAGTGCTGCAACACTGCTTCCCTGACTAACAGCAGTATCCATTGCAACTGTAATACTTGTATTAACTACAAAGGTATAGTCAGCAATAGTTACAGTTTTTATTTCATTTCTTGGATTTGTTGTCGCTAAATAAGTAACTCCATCTGGTTTATTTACCGTCTTTTCATTCCCTGCTAAGTCATATACTTTGACATCATTATTACTAAAAACAGCAATATATCTTTCACTAACATCTCTATTAATCGTTTGAATATGAACGTTACCAAGGGTTGAATTACTGATATTAGTTATGTACTGACTTCCAGAGCGTTTGATTAATCCCTGTACTGGAGAACTATTAGCATTTTCTTGTATGTCTGCATGATCTGGTTGTTTTGTTAGGTCAGCAGCTTGTGATACTCCTCTAAGAAGAGTAGGGATAGCTCTTGAAATGACAGCCATGATTACCTGATTAAAGCGTTAGCTGGTGAATAAGTACTAAAGACACTAGTTAATGCGGGATCACCTCTAAGGATATTGTGATCTGCATTAGACATATCTGTTTCCATTAATATAGATCTTGCTCTTACTTCATCTTGCTTTGTGTAAGTTCTTAATCCTTCATCACTGACTAAACGATCAACAAAAATTCTTGCTGCTTTGATGTTGATATAGCGTCTAGCAGGTTCAGGTATTTCATCAAAGGTACGAAAATAAACAATTGTGCATTTTAGATCATCATCAAATTCATATGTATGTTCTTTTCTGTCATATAGTTTTAATCCAATTTGAATTGCATCTACATCTGGATGATCATGAATATTAGGATCAACAACTAAAGTGTTAGTTGCTAAAGCAATGTTGTTAAATTCATTTCTAGTAAGTAATACATCTATTTCTGTATTAAAAGACCAACCTTCAGTTTGAACTTCTTTATTAACTTCAGTCAAAGTGCTTTGAGCTAATTTCACATCAACAGGAAGAGTACCTGTCAGTGTATTAACTGGAGACTCACCAATAGCAGCAAGCATGATGTTGACTGCTTCTAGTTCTGTTGTTGCTGTCATTTTTTCTTACCGTAAGTACCTTTTCCTTTTGGCATTGGATTACATTCCGTTGAGTAGTTCTTGAATAACTTTGTCTTTATCTTTTTTGTTAGTTATATCTAAATGTTTTTCTGCCCATTTTAAAAGAAAACTTTTTTTGCTTTCTTTTTTTTTAATTTGTAAATCTTTTTTAGGCATAACTAAAACTTAGAGAAAGAAAGGATACCCACATTATATGAGTACCCTTCATTTAATGGTTTAAGAAGCAGAAAGCTTGATAGTAGCTGCAGCTTCTGGTCTAAGGATGCCGTGGCCCAGAGCGTATTTCGCTACAAGTAGCGTTCCCTGGTACATAATTCCGTAGTCAGAACCTGAGATCTCAGTTTTCATATCCATTAGTTTCACTGTACCAACTGCTGAGCGATGGAAGACTAAACCAATAGTCTTACTATCATCACCAGCATAGGTGTTATTAGATCCACCTAATTCATTAGCATCAGATCCACCTGGAGGTTTGTTCTCCTGTGAAATGTTGTTGCTCATAATCACAGGCATACCTGCAATCTGCTGAACACGACCTGAAGCAAATGAACCATTACCACCTGGGTTGTAATCAGTATCGATAGTACGAGTAGCTGACTCAGGTAATTTGTAGTATTCCGCTGGAGGGAGTACTACAAATCTATCTGTAGGAGGAATGTCACGCTCATCAAATGTTTGAGCGATGTCGTAGATAGCTGCTGCTAACTCATCACCAGTAACATCTGAAGATGCAGTATTACCGTTAGCAAGAGTTAGAACAGTACCACCATTACCACCGGAAAGAGTAGCAGAAGCACGAGAAGCATTAGCGATTACTTTCGCTACGTTCTGGTCATAACGTCTGGCTAAAGCTTTACCTAGCTCTTGAGCATATGTAGATCTGACATCGTAATGATTCTTGAGTTCATCAAGATCACTGATGAAAGCTTGTGATATGAGTAGATCATCAATTGAGATAATCTTTTCATTTGCCTTGATTTGGTTAGCACCAACCAGCGGTGTACCTACTGTGTGATACGCAGCTGTTGCGGTACCCAGCACGGGAAATTGGGCTGATTTGCCCGAAGTGATAGTCCTAACAGTTTGCATTCTCTCGTTGAACACATTGTTCTCAGAAAATGCAGTCAGAACCTCGCCACTGAACACCTTCAAGAAAAGGGCGTCGTAGCCAGTACCACTATTGTTAACCAGACCAAGGCGTGAAACTGTGGCGTTAGCCATGAGTTACTCCTTGAGAAAAAATTTACTTGAGATACTTCCTGGGCGAATCCTTTCTTTTGGTGGTATCCCTCGCAAGGGGCACTTCAATATTTAGAGAACCTAGAAGTAATTAAATAATAACAGTTTATCCCTTTGTTGAGAATACATCTGAGTCTTTTAAACGAGCGTAAACATTCTCTGTATAGGTCACATCATTTCCATATCTAGGATCTTTCATTGCTGCTTGTACTTCAGCTGTTGATCTATATGGTGTTGGTCCAGATGAACTAGCTTTACCAGTAACTAGAGAAGGTTCAGAACCCATAGCATTGTTGTATTGAGATTGGATACCGCTAACGGCAAGTTGAATAGAAGCTGCATTACCTGATTCAGTTAAAGCATTAAAGGCTTCTACCTGATCAGAAGGAAGATTATCTACAGCCCAAGCTGTTAATTTTCCATACTGTTCTTTTCCACCTACTGAATCCTGAATAGCTTTTATTTGAGTTTCAGCTATTTCATTTGCACCAGCAGCTTGTGCTTTTAATCCAGCAAGATAAGAATCAACTATTCCTTTAGAAAAACCTGCTTCTCCTAATTTGGTGTAGTCATCTTCAGAAATTTCACCAGACTCTTGCCATCTAGTAGAAATATCTTGAGCATCTATACCAGCTTCTTCGAGTGTATTAGCTAAACCTTCTCCATAAAGTTCAGCAGCATCAAAATCAGTTTCTTCTGTCTTTGTTTCTTCTGCTTTTGTTTCTTCTTCAGTAGAAGTTTCTGTTGTTTCTTCTGTTGTTGTCTGACCTAGTTTGCCTTGCAGTTCTTTATAAGAGTTAGCAAGATCTTCAACAGATTTAAACTTGCCAAGGATCAGACCATTCTCATCTTTTTCAAGATTAGCTAAGTCCTCCGTGGTCATTGGAGGAGTTTCTGATGTTGCGACTTGTGATGTGGCCATAAATTAAAAACCTCTGGGTGGTTAGTTATAAGTAATTGTATTACCGTTTCTAGTTTTTACCTCTCCTTTCTTTTTAGGGATTGGGTTGTCTTCATATTCACCAATTCGACTAACAATAGCTTTTGCTACTGCTGCTTCTTTTGGTGCTTCAGTTTTAGCTTCAGGCTGTTTCTTGGTTGGCATCGGTTTTCTCCGTTAGTTGTTGTGCTTGAGCGTTTTTCTGTGGGTCCATCAAAGGAGAACCCAAAGCAGCTGGTCCAAGATGTTGGATAAGTTGCTGCTGTTGCTGGGCTTGCATTTCTTGTTGTATCTGTTCTTGAGTCTTAACAAGGTTGGCTGTATCTATTCCAATGCTGTTGGCTAAACGTTTGATTGCTTCGTCTACGTTCATATACATCTTCATTACATCTGGTCCTAATGCCTGAGAGACAGTACCAATAAATTCAACCAACTTAGCTCTGTCATTTCCTCTACCTAAACCTTGTAGACCAGTAACAATCTTAGGTTTAACTATCTTCTCTGGAAGCTTAGGAGCTTTACCTGACCTGACTAACATATGCATCCTTCTCTTTAAGTAAGGAAGCTGAAACTCTTGAGTCAGTATTGAATAGATTCCACCAAGACTGTTTTCTATTTCATTAGCCATTATTTGTACTTCAGTACTGGTCACTCTTTCTGCATCTCTTTGAATTGACCTTGCCATAAGGAAGGCATATTCAAGTCTTGATTCAATACGCTGAATAGCAGAAAAAGAAACTTGGAAGTCAGCACCTTTATTGACTTGAAGGACAGAAACATCTTGAGCATTACCTTCTCGAATAGCACCATTAGGAGCCTTTGCTAAGGTTGCAGCTCTGGTTACACCATTAGGATTAACAAGGAATAAAGTCTTAGCACTAGCAGCAGCTCCTTCAATGATTGCCTGCATTAAAGACTCAAGACTAATTAAATCTCCTTTGTACTCAGTGACATATCCATCACCATAATCAACTCCATCTCTTCTAGTCCAGCGTAATACTATCCAAGGAGATACATCTATTTTAGATTTACCGTCAGTACCAGGAATTTTTTCTCCTTGACATTCCTGATGCCATACATAATCTTCTCCATATCTTTTGACGCATGTATAAATGTCTAGGTCTTCATCATAATTTTCAGCGTCATAGTTCTCTTTCTTTTTAATCTGTTCTAAGAAATCTGATGGTAAAGCGTTTGGATGAACTGTTTCTTTAGTGATAATTTCTAAAACATTTCCAACATCATCACGTTTGCAGACATACCTTTCTAAGTGATAAACCTTTAATCCATTATCAGTTAGATAGAGAAGAACATTACCACCAACAATTAAATGCTTAAGAGCTTCAAACATTGCAACTCTGTCATTACTAACTTCTATCTCATTCATTAATGCGTTTTCTATAACCCTTAAACCTTTATCAATTTCCGTTTCTAATCCTTCTTGCCCTTCCTGCATTAAAGCAAGACTATCAATACTAAGTTTAAAGAAAGGAGTAGAAGGAGGAAGTAAAGCAATAAGTAATTTAGAAGCTAAAGAATTAACACCTCTAGCACCTACAGCTTGAAAAGGTGTTTTTATTTTGGCATGTTTGCCATTAGTAGTCTCTGGTATTAAAGAAGGGATAGTTAACTTAGAAGCATCTTGTGCATCCCTTAAATAACCAGACCTTTCACTCTGGTATTTCTCATACCTAGAGACTGCTGTTTCACCTAATGCAGAGTTCATTGTTAGTAATTCAGGTTGCCTGATCCACTAAAAGGGATTCTTAAAGAACGAGTACCAAATCTTCTAGCAGCTTTAGTTCCATCTGATGCTCTTGATCCTGTAGTTCTTTTAGCAATTGCTCTTTTTCTCCCAACAACAGGAGCCTTTGCAGTTTTTTCAGCTGCTGGGGCTACTTCTATAGTTTCTGGTATGTCTGGTTTTTCTTTTTTGAAAACGCACATTAGATTTGTCCTTCCAAAATGTTGTTAGTGAGCATTGTCTCCTTTTGTCTTGCTTGTTGTTCAATAAGATAATCAACTACTGCTCTTTGACCTGCCTTAAACCAAACTTCTCTATCAGTAAAAGATAAATCTGGGTGACGTTGTGGAAAATGACTATCCAGAGCGTTAATTAACTCATCAGATAAAACAGGAAAAGGAAGAGGTTCAGGTTTATTGTAGTTCACTTTGAGTAAGAGAGTATAACAGACATGTTAATTAGTTTCATTATCTAAAAGAATTTCTATATATCTGATAGCTTTTCTTAAATCTTCTGTACCACCTTTTTTATTCCAACGAGAAATATATTTAACTACATTACCTTCACAAAAACCTAAGTTATTTTTCATAATGTAATCAATAGGTTGTATTGCGTAACCTTGATAGTAGTCAGGGTTTATGGAGTCCATAGTGTTACCTCTTGAGTTTTAAAGTCATAGTCTCCTTGACGTAGGATGCGAGCTAGTTGAGCTGTAAGAACAGCATCAGCAAAAGTTTGTTTTTTCTTTTCGTAAGCAGCTACTACTTTGTCCCACATGTCAGGAAGAGTTTTAGCATCACCAAGAATCTTTTCAGCAGTAACAGGACCACAACCAATAATGCCTTTGTAATTATCAGTTGAATCTCCTGTTAAAGCCTGAATCATCCAGTGTCTATCTGCTTTTTTCTTGGTTATTAATTCCATGTCATCATTAGCTAAGAGCGTACAGGGAACAGTTCTCATATCTTTATCGGGAGAAACAATAACTGGATTAGGATATTTTTTAGATGTAGCAAGTAAAGCCATAACATCATCACCTTCTAATCCTGTATAACTAGCTGACTTATATTTTTTTCTAACTTCATCTATTGCATGTTTTAAAGCTAGTGGCTTTCGTTTGTTTGCTCTATTAGCTTTGTAGTCAGGAAAGATTGTGTGTCTAAAGGTTGGATATTCAGTAAAACACATAACTACTTCATCATCATCTTCTGCAATTTTCTGGTAGTACTCCACTCTTCCATCAATCATTTCCATAACATCTCTTATGTCGCAGTGAAGAGTATGTAAAAACTCTCCCCATCTTGAATCTTTTTCACTGCTACAGCAGGAAGAATAAATTAACCAGTCAGCATCAATTAATAAGGTCATGGTTAAGCACCGAAATAAGTGGACATAGGAATAGAAAGTCGACCAGTGTTTTGGTCATATAGGAGCTTATCTATTGGTCCGGTCATGCCTGTATGCCTGTTCTTTAAAACTCTTAGTTGTAGTTCAGACCTTTCACCAGGGTCTCCCTGTTGATTTCTTTCTGCTGAGATACATAAATCTGATAGTTGCAAAATTGCACTGCTACCTCTGAGATCAGAAGTACTTACCTGTTGTCCCTGTTCATGCGATACACCTTGTGGTCTTCTTAAATGACTGACCAGAATTAAAGCAACACCAGTACTTTCAACAACCTGTCTAAGTTTTGTGCAGGTAATATCAATAGCTCTTCTTTCATCTACATCAGCTAAACCACTGACCACAATTGTTAGATGATCCAGGATAACTACATCAACACCTTCAGCTGTAGCCATGTATTGAATCTGTTCTATTAGTCTATCTGGGTCAAGACTGCCAAAATGATCATAAAGAAAGAGCTTTTCTGTACCAAACAACCTATCAAAAGCTACTTTTAATTCATCTATATCTTCAATATTATCTTCTAAATGCAGCGGCTTATTTAATTCTATGCCTAAGATTCCCT